TTTGGCCCGTGATCTTTGCGTTTTTCCGATTTTTCGGAACGCGCTTTCCTTTTCCATTTGAAGGATCATCAAACGTGTCAATCGCGGTCAAACTGCGCCCGGTCGAGGAGCTTGCGCCCTACGCCGCCAATGCCCGGAAACACTCCCCGGCGGCTATCAAGCGGTTGGTGAAGATCATCGAGGATATGGGATGGACAAACCCGATCCTCGTTGACGTTGACGGGATTGTCGCTGGTCACAAGCGGCGGCTGGCCGCGCTTGCGATCTATGAGAAGGGCGGACGGATCAAGCTGCCCGGCGGCGATCTGCTTCCTCAAGGCATGGTCCCCGTTCTGGACGTTACCGGATGGAGCGAGGCTCAGCGCCGGGCCTATATCCTCGCGGACAATCAGACCACGCTGGAAAGCGAATGGGACGAAGGCATCCTTCGCCTTGAGGTTGGTTATCATCGACTTCAATCAGGCAATCGAAAATGGTTTCGTCAAGCTGACGAAGCAGCTTGGCGATCTTGCCTCAATCGGGAGTAGCTCGGGTGAAAATGCAGCGGAATTTGAGGAGTGATTTCTGCGCGTTCATCCTAACCCACGGCAGGCCAGACCGGGTTTATACAATCGAGAGCTTGAGGAAAGCTGGCTACACCGGGCCGCTTTTCCTTGTTGTGGATGATCAGGATAAAAGCCTGCCGGAGTATCGGTCCCGTTTTGGTGACATGGTTCTCACTTTCTCCAAAGATAAGATCGCGGAGCGCATAGACGAAGCTGACAACTTCAATGATCGTCGCGCAATTATCTATGCCCGCAATGCCTGCTTTGATCTGGCTGAGGCTATCGGCTTCCGATACTTCATTCAGCTTGACGATGACTATATGGCATTTAATCACAAGTACGATGCCAGTTTTGATTACGGGACATTCCCTGTCAGAGACTTAAATTCTGTTCTCGGAGCTATGGTTTCTTACTTCGAGGCAATCCCTGCCACCAGTATTGCCATGTCTCAAGGCGGCGATCACATCGGCGGCCAGAACTCTGGATACAACAAGACTATTCGCACCAAGCGGAAGGCGATGAATACATTTATTTGCGACACACACCGGCGCTTTGAGTTTTCTGGTCGCGTAAATGAGGACGTAAACACCTATGTCGGGCTTGGAATGCGGGGCGCTCTTTTCCTGACCCTGATGGGGCTTGAGATTATGCAGCGCCCGACGCAGACAAATGCGGGAGGGATGACAGAACTTTACCTAGACAGTGGAACCTATGTGAAGTCTTTCTATTCAGTTATGTTCGCCCCCTCGTGCGTGATCGTTAAAAACATGGTCGTCGGAGAGAACAGAATTCATCACTTCGTGAAGTGGGATAGATGTGTTCCCCAGATACTGCGGGAAGAACACCGCAAGCCGGAGGAGTGCAATGCGTGACGACTTCTGCGCTTTCATTCTGACGCACGGTCGCCCGGATCGTGTCCACACGTTGCGGATGCTTGAGGAGTTCGGCTATACCGGCAAGGTGTTTCTTGTCGTAGACGACGAGGACACGAGCGCGGACGAGTATCGCCGCCGCTACGGTGATCGCGTCTTGACGTTCTGCAAAGCTGACGTGGCCCGGCGCTTTGAGGAGGCAGACAACTTCGATGATCGGCGGGCTATCTTTTACGCCCGGAACGCCTGTTTCGATTTGGCCCGGAGCGTGGGGTGCCGATACTTCATCCAACTGGATGATGATTACACGGGGCTGTATTTCCGCTTCGATGAAAAGCAGCGTTATGGCGTCTGGCGGGCCGAGTGCCTTGACGCTATTCTGACCGCCTTTCTGGAATACTTCGAGACGATCCCGGCCCGGTCAATCTGCTTCTCGCAGGGCGGCGACCATATGGGCGGCAAGACGGGATCATTCGGAGACAGCATCACGGCGAAGCGGAAGGCCATGAACACGTTCATCTGCGACGTGGAGCGGCAATTCAGCTTCACCGGGCGGATTAACGAGGACGTGAACACCTATGTTTTGGGCGGGGTGCGAGGCGATCTTTTCCTGACGGTCCCTAGCGTTCAGGTCAACCAGAAGCAGACGCAAAGCAATGCGGGCGGCATGACTGACCTGTATCTTGACGCTGGAACCTACGTTAAAACCTTCTACTCGGTTATGGTCGCCCCGGCCTGCGTCAAGGTTTCCGACATCGGATCATCCCACCGGCGCATCCATCACAAAATCGACTGGACCGCTACTGCGGTCCAGATCGTGCATGAGAAGCATAGGAAGGTTGCCGGGGCCTAAGCCCCGGCCTCGATGGTGATGAAGCCCTTGCGGCGATCCCACGCAATGTTGGAGCGCGCCTCCTTCTCGGGGATGCCGGCCTCTGCGCAAGCTGCGATGAAGTCGGAGACAGACTGCCCTGCGCGATAGATCGAGAAGCAGGCGTGAGCGCGCGAGCCGGACTTCTTGGGGTTTTCCACCACTGCGGTGATCTTGCCTTCTGCTTCGATCTTCGCGCGGCTGCGCTCGGCCTGCGGCTTCTCTGCCTTCGGCTTGGCCGCGCGCTCTTTCTTCGGCTTCTCGACCTTGACCGGCTCCGGGGCCTTTTCTGCGATGACGGCCAGAGCGGCCTTGCGGCTGTTGGGCTTCTGGAAGGGGTAGACGCCGGTGGTAACGGCGGCGGCTTCGGCCTGCGTCTTCTGGCGGATTTCCTCGGCCTTGGGGTGCGCCCGGAGCCGGGCGAGGCCGGGGGAAACCATGCTGGCTGCGGCCTTCATGATCCGCTCGTCGCGCTCCTGCTCTGCGCGCTCGATGGCCTTTGCTTCCGCCGCAATTTCCCTCTCGCGGCTTTGCGATAGAGCTTCAACGTCGCCGCCCAGCGCCTTGGCGCAGTCATAGGCAGAGCCGTAAGAGAGGATCAAGTCGGCCTCAATGCCAGCCTTGGCCGCTTCGCGGCGGAAGCGGGCCTCGGCGGCTTCCTTGTTCGCAACGCGGCCAGCGGGCTTGCCGGTGATGATTGCGGTGAGGTCGTTGAAGGCTTTGGCGGTAAGGGTGGTCATCTGCGTTCTCCAATCAAGAATGGTTGTGGGCGCTGCGCCCTACAACCTGCACCATAAAGTGATGCCATTTTTCTGCAACACTTAAAATGGGAAGAAATCCAATTTTTCTGGGGGCAGAATGGCAGCGCAAGAACCGGCAAGGCCGAATGACGAAATCACCGTGGAGGTAGCGGCGGTGCTGCTTGAGCTTACAGTGCAGCGCGTCCGGCAGATTGCGACCGAAGGCTTCATCAAAATTCACCGACGCGGCCACACCACGATCAGCTCCGCTGTCCGTGGATACATTCGCTTCCTGAAGGATAGCCACTCGAAGCAGACACAGGCTGGCGCGGCTGAACGCGCCCGCGATGCCCGCGCCCGCGAGATTGAGCAGAAGATCGCTGAGCGCGACCGGCGGCTGATCCCGATTGAGGATGCCGAGCTGGCGATGGACCTTCTTGTGGGGGCTGTTGCAAGGGAGTTTGACGGGCAGGCGGCGCGGATCACCCGCGATATGGCTTTGCGCCGGGTTATTGAGGCAGACGTGCATGGCGCGAAAAACCGCATCGCCGCAGCCCTCGCGGAAGGCAAAGGCTTTGCTCGCACGGGCAGCGATGCTCTTGAGGCCGGGGGCGAGGTCTGAACCGGACGAGTGGGCCGCGAGCAACCGCGAATACCCGGCAAGCGCCGGTATCCCCGGCCCGCGCAACCCCTATCTGACTGCCTACATGGTCCCGTTCTGCCGGAAGGTTCACGCGGCCACGCACAAGCGTTGCGTGGCCGTCACGGCGGCCCAGAGCGGCAAGACAGACAACATTTTGGACATCATCGGCGCGCGGCTCGACCAGCGCCCGACGCCGATCCTGTACGCTGGGCCTTCCGCAGAATTTGTGCGCGACCAGTTTGAGCCGCGCCTTATGGAGCTTCTCGATCAGTCCAAGTCGCTGGCCGGGAAGGTTGCGCGCGGCAAGCGGATGAAGAAGAACCTCAAGATCGTCGCCGGGGTGAAGGTCCGCCTCGGCTCCGCCGGTTCATCGACAAGCCTGAAATCGGACCCCTTCGGCCTTGGCTTCGTGGACGAATACGACGAAATGATGGGGAACATCAAAGGTCAGGGTGACCCGCTAGGGCTGGTTGAGGCTCGCGGCGAAACCTATGCCGACTTTGTGACGGCGGTGGTTTCCACCCCTAGCATTGGGGTGGTCGAAACCGAGGTTGATGCGGTCAATGGCCTCAAGCTCTGGAAGCGGACTGACCCCGATCAGATCGCCAGTCCGATCTGGAAGCTGTGGCAGGACGGGACGCGGCATCACTTCGCTTGGCCTTGCCCTTGCTGCGGCGAATACTTTGTGCCGCGATTTGAGAACCTGCACATCGGCAAGGGCTGGACCCCGGCGCAAGCGCGCCGGGAGGCCCATCTGATCTGCCCGAGCTGCGGCGGCGTCATTACCGACGACGACAAGCCCGCGATGATCGAGCAGGGCGTCCAGATCGCGCCGGGCCAGACCGTCGAGGAGGCGCGGGCCGGAGTGAACGAGCCGGACAACAGCACATGGTCGTGCTGGACGAGCGGGCTTTGCAGCCCCTTCGTGACCTTTGGGGAGCGGGCCGAGGCGTATCTTGATGCGCTGCAATCCGGCGACCCGAGCAAAATCCAGACGATCATCAACAGCCGTTTCGGGGAGTGCTACAACCCGGCCATGAATGCGGACGCTCCCGATTGGGAGACGATCCTGAAACACGCCTTGCCTTACAAGCGGGGCGAGGTTCCGGCTGGCGGCTTGCGCGTCCTTATGGGCGTCGATGTGCAGGCGAGCTGCATTTACTACGTCATCCGGGCCTTTGGCGGGCGCGGCACGTCATGGCTGATCGACTTCGGGCAGCTCTATGGCCAAACCTCCGAGGACGGGATCTGGGCGGACCTTGCCGACCTGATGCTGACGCCGCTTGATGGCGGACTGCATATCGAGAAGTGCTTTGTTGACGCCGGTTTCCGCCCAGACAAAAAGGAGGCCGGGGAATATCACAAGGTTTACGACTTCGCCCGGCGCTTCGACTGGATGGTGACGCCGACCCGTGGCCGAGACGTTCAAAACCCGCCCTATCGGGTTTCTCAGATCGAGGTCAAAGCCAGCGGGAAAAAGGCCAGCTTTTCGATTGATGTGGCGTGGCTATCGACCGACTTTTTCAAGTCGCTGCTGATGGCAAGGATCAAGACGCCTCTGGGGCATCCGGGGGCGTTCTACACTTTCACGGACGAAAAGTCCGTGATGGAGCCTTACGCGCGGCAGATCACATCGGAGGTTCGGCTGATCGAGGGCGGCAAGCCAAAGTGGGTGACGCGGGGCGAGAACCACTGGCTTGACTGCGAGGCCATGGTGACAGCCGGGGCCTACAGCTTGAACGTCCAGCGCATCCCCGAGGGCGTGGAGCGCGCCCTGTCAGAGCCGGTATCTGGGGCCGAAAGCTCCGGGGCCGATGGCTCCGCCCACGAGGAGGCCCCCGCGCCGACACCACCCGCCACCCGCTCTCCGGCATCCTTGCCCGGAATGGGAGGCGGCGGCGCGGGGGTTCGTGATCGCTTCGCGCGCCTTGGGGCGCGGCTGAACCGTTGAAGTCAGGCGGGGCGCTGGATCAAGCGCCCCGCGTCTGCCCATTTCAGAGACAAAGGAGGCAGGGCATGTCCTGCGCTGCAATCGGCTATGACTACCGCATCCGCCCCGGCGATAGCGGCACGGTCGAAAACGAGGGTGGCATCGTCCTTGTCTACAAAGCAGGGACGCCGCCCGCGCCAGTCGATCTGACTGGATCGCGCATCGTCTTTGAGGTCCAAGAGCTTTCTGGGCCGGGCTTCTTTCTCCGGCGCGATAGCGATGCTGGCGGCGTGATCGTTTCGCCGCTTTCCGGCGCTGTATCCGTTCCGTTTTCTTCTGACGACACGCAGAGAATGGTTGCGGAAATCAGGCGGCGCGGGATCGGCCTGCACTATCGGGTTGTCCGAGAAATTGGTGCGGCTCGGCGGACGCTTATCTGGGGCCTCATTCGAGAGGCGGAAAACAACGGTGGCTGCTGATGGGCGATAAGGTCGTTGAAGTATTGAGCACCCCATCGACAGTCGTGGAAATCGTCGTGGCAGGACCGCAAGGCCCTTCCAGCCCCGGCGGAGGCGGCGCGGCAATTTGGGGTGGGATCGGTGGCAACTTGGCCGATCAGACAGACCTGCAAGGCGCTCTCAATGGAAAACAGCCTGCGGGCAGCTATGCTTCTGCGGCGCAGGGCGAGAAAGCCGATAGCGCGCTGCAACCCGGCGCGCAAATCCCGTGGACAGACATCACCGGGAAACCCGCGCTGTTCTCTGGGGCCTATGCCGATCTGACCGGCAAGCCTGATCTTTTCTCAGGCGCGTTCGGTGATCTGACTGGCGTTCCTGCGGCGTTCCCGCCAGCGGCACACAGTCACGCGATTGGCGATGTTTCTGGCTTGCAGTCCGCGCTGGACGGCAAGGCACCAATCGGAGGCGCGATTGCTTACGCCGATGCTGCCTTGCAGGCTGACGTGGAATTGACCGCCAATAACACATGGTATTCTGGGCCGTCGATTACACTGCCAGCTGGCACATGGTTTGTTATGTCCACGGCCCATTACCGGCGCAATGCCACCACTGCGGCTGGCGTTGTCACGCGGGTCTGGAATGGGGTTATGGCGGTCGCCAATGGCGGCGCATCGCACCCAAGCCTCAACGGTGCCGAGTTGCAGATACCTGCGAGTGGGCCGGTTGTTCTTACCGCGCAAACCACATTGACGCTGCAAATGCTGGCGACGACTGGCGGCGCTGGAATTAGCTTTATGAAAGCGCAAACCCAAAGCAGCCCACAAGGCAACCTGCCGACCCGGATCAGCGCAATCAGGCTGGCGTGATGCGGCTCGGCAAAAACTTTTCGTGAGGGACCATGAAGGTTATCGACAAGCTCCTCGGGGCCGTTGGCCTCGGGGGCGGCGGAGCTATGGCTTCGCCAGCCCCCCGACCGTCCGGCGCTTACATGCGGGGCGGTCGCCACGTCACCTTTGCGGGATGGAACCCCTCGCTTCGCCCGGCGCAAGACGACATCAGCCAGAGCTGGGACAAGGCTGCGGCCCGCGTCATTGATGCCGTCCACAATTCAGGCTGGCTTTCTGGGGCTATCGAGCAGGCCGTTGCAAACACGGTTGGCAGCGGGCTGCGCCTCAAGGTCAGCCCGGAAAATAGCCTTTTTGGAATGTCGGAGCCTGATGCACGGGCTTGGGGGCGGAACGTCGAGGCGCGCTTTGGCCTTTGGGCAGACCGCCCCATCGAATGCGACGTGCAGGGTATGCGGACCTTCGGTCAGGCGCAGGAAGCGGCCTTTCGGTCGTGGATTGCGATGGGCGAGGTGCTTGCTGGCCTCCCCTATAAGCGCGCGGGCTGGAATACGAGCGGGACGAAGTTCCGGATGCTCTCGCCCCATCGCTTGAAGCGCAAGACCAGCACCGCCGAGCGCCTTGTCGATGGCGTCTATACGGACCCCGATGGGATGCCGGTCGCCTATCTCACGACCCGAAAGGATCAGTGGGGGAGCGATCAGGATTACATCGTGCGCGCCCGCGATGCGCAGGGCCGCCCTAACGTGATCCACGTTTTCACGGGGATGCCGGAGACGCATCGGGGGATCAGCCCCATGGTGTCGGCCCTACAGCTCACCCGGCAATTCGACCAGCTTTCGGATGCCACGCTTACCGCCGCGATCCTGCAAACCATGTTTGCAGCCACGATCACGGGCGATGCGCCGACCGAGGAGGTTGTCGAGGGCCTTCTGTCGCCTCAGGAAATGGCGCAGTTCAAGGCGGGCGGCGGCAGCCCTATGGAGGCGTTTCTGACCGCCCAGAGCGCGTTTTATGACGGGACGACATTCGACACTTCGATCAACGGTCGAGTGGCGCATCTGTTCCCCGGCCAGAAGCTCGAATTTCAGACCGCGCAACTGCCCGGCATCCAGTTCGAGGCGTTTGTGAAAACGATCCTGCGCGAAATCTCGCGCTGCCTTGGGATGCTTTATGAGAGCGCCACCGGGGACTATACCGGCGCAACCTATGCCAGCCTCAACGCGGGGACGGCAGAGGTTTACAAGGTCACGCAGGCCCGGCGAAAGTCGATCCTCGTCCCGTTCTGTCAGGCCGCCTATGAGGCGTGGCTTGAGGAGGAGGTGTTCGAGGGCCGCATTGCGTTCCCCGGCGGTTACGAGGCTTTCCGGCAGAACCGTGCGGCAGCTTGCCGGGCGGAATGGTTCGGAACGCCGCGCCCGCAGGGCGACGACCTCAAGCTCGCCAAGGCTCACGAAATCTGGCGGCGGTTGGGCGTCATGTCCGACCAGATGATTGCCAATGACCTCGGGGTGGACATCGAGGATGTCTACGCGCAGCGCGCGCGGGAAGCCGAGCTTCGGGCCGAATATGGCGTCCAAGACGCTCAGATGATGGGGGCAACCGGCGGAGCGCCGGTCGCCCCAGATAGTGGCGATGATGGGGCCGACGACACGGACCCCGACGCGCCCATCCAGCAGTAAACAGGAGGGCGCACCATGGCGGTGACGCTGAACGATGCCGACCCGTGCGGGACCGCGCGGGCGCTGCGTCAAGCCTACGCCGATCTGGTGACAGGCGGGGCAACGCAAACGATCACGCACAAGGGCGGCAAGAACGGGGTGGAGCAATCTGTCACGTTCAACAAGGCCGATCCGGGCCGCCTTCTCGACCTTGTGCGGCAATGGGAGGCGAAGTGCGAAGTCTTGCAGGGCGGCGGGCGACCCCGCCGCTTTGCGATGCGATCCGGGGGGAGGCTTTGATGTCAGAAAATTCTGAAATCATCCGCGCAGCTCCGGGGCCGTCGCTTGTCCACATTGCCGACCGGGTGATTGGGGTGCCGCTCTTGATCCACCCCACCAAGGCCGAGGTGATCCTCCACGTCTTGGATGGCCGCATCCCGATTGACGGCGCGCTCGCCCCTCTTGGCCCGGAGGCAAACCGCTTCACCGGATCGGCGGTCACGCGCGGTGGGACAGCGATGATCGAGGGCGGGGTGGCAATCATCCCCGTGATCGGCTCGCTGGTGAACCGGGGGGCGTGGATTGGCGCGCGATCCGGCATGACGAGCTACGAAGGGCTTGCGGCTCAAATCTCTGACGCCCGCAAAGACCCTGCCGTGAGCGCGATCATGCTGGACATCGACAGCCCCGGCGGGGAGGCGACCGGCATGTTTGCTCTTGCCTCGCTGATCCGAGAGGTGGCGGGCGAAATGCCCGTTGTGGCCCTTGTCAACGATATGGCAGCCAGCGCGGCCTATGGCATCGCCTCTGCGGCCAGCGAAATCGTAGTTTCACCCACGTCTATCGTGGGCAGCATCGGTGTTGTGCTTACTCACTTCGACCGATCCGGCGAAATGGCTGCCAAAGGGGTCAAGCCCACGCTGATCTACGCCGGGGCGAATAAGGTGGACGGCCACCCATTCGGGCCGCTTTCCGATGCCGTCCGCGCCGATCTGCAAACGCAGGTCGCCAAGTTCTACGACCAATTCGTGAGCCTCGTCGCGCTGGGACGCGGGGACCGGCTCACGGAGCAGGACGCCCGCGCCACCGAGGCCCGGACGTTCCTCGGGCAGGAGGCCATCGACCGTGGCCTTGCTGACCGGGTGGCATCTTTCGATGCCGTCCTCGCGTCCCTTCAAACCGCAACCAAAGGCCCCGCCGGGGCCAAACCGAGAGGAGGCCGAAAGATGGCCGACAACACGACCGCCGCCCCGGCTGCGGGCATCACGCATGAAGCTCACACCGCCGCCGTGGCTGCCGCCCGCGCGGAAGGCCACACCGCTGGGCTTGCCGAAGGCCGCAAGGCTGGGGCCGAGGAGGCGCGCAGCCGGATCGGCACAATCCTGTCCTCGGACGAGGCAAAGGTGAACCCGTCGCTGGCCTCGCATCTGGCGTTCAAGACGGACATGAGCGCGGAAGAAGCCAAGACCGTGCTGGCCGCCGCTGGCCCCGCCGCCGCTGGCACGAATGCTGGCGGCCAGAGCATCGCGGAGCGCCATCAGGCCGCTGGCGACTTCGGCCCCTCGGCTGGCGCTTTGAACGGGAAAACCGCCTCGGGCGACGTGTGGGCCAAGGTTCTGAACAAGACCGTCTCCTGATCGCCTGAACGGCTGCGCTGGGCGCGGCTGAAACCTGAACAATCATCTTCGAGAGGAAATCGAAATGCCGACCGTTCTCACCGAGGGCAAGCGCCCCGGCAGCTTCATCATGGCCGAGCAGGCGGGCGCTGGCGCTCTGTCGCGCGAAACCATCACCATCGCATCCGGCTCGGGCATCGTGGCCCCCGGCACCGTTCTGGGCAAGGTCACGTTGTCCGGCAAGTATGTGCCTTCCCCGAATGCAGAGGTTGAAGGCATCGAGGGGGCCGAGGTCGCTGTCGCTGTGAATATCTATGGCGCAGACGCGACGGACGAGGACGTGGAAGTGGCGGCCATTGTCCGCCTTGCCACCGTCAACGGCCACGAGCTGACCTATGACCCGAGCCGCAACGATGATGCCAAGAAATTGGCTGCCCGCGTCGATCTGGCCGCCGAGAACATCATCGTCCGCCTGTGACGCTCCGCATCCGCCGGGGAGCGGCGGAACGCGAAAACCAACCTTTTGCCTGAGAGGCTGCAATGCTCAATGTTTTTGACGTTTTCGGGAACGAAGCGTTCTCCGTCACCCGCTTGGCGATGGCCATGCGGGAAATCCGCTACACCCCGGCGCGCATCGGACAGCTTGGCCTTTTCGTGCCGGAAAGCATCGACACGCTGAATTTCGCCATCGAGAAGTCGGTGCAAGGCGCGCTCAAGCTGGTGTCGTCCAGCCCGCGCGGCGGCGCTGGCCAGACGCGCGGCGGAGACGAGCGCAACATGCGCTTCCTGCGCGTTCCGCACTTCCAGCGTGACGATGCGTTCTATGCTGACGAAGTGATGGCGGTTCGCGCCTTTGGCTCCGAGACCGCCGTCGAAACCATCGCGTCGAAGATCGCAATGAAAGCCCAGCGCCACGCGCAGGACTTCGCGCTCACCGAGGAGTATCACCGGCTGTCGGTGATCAAGAACGGCACGATGCTGGACGCTGATGGTTCCACGCTGGTGGACTTTTTCACGGAGTTCGGGGAAAGCCAGCCCGCCGAAATCGACTTCGATTTGGACAACGCGAACCCTGCGGAAGGCGCGCTGCGCAAGAAGTGCGCTGGCGTGACCCGCGCGATGGCAAACGCTTTGGACGGCCTGCCGTTCACCGGCGTTCTGGCTCTGATGGGCACCAATTTCGCGGACGACTTCTACGCCCACCGCGAAATCCGCGACACCTACAAGGGCTATGCGGATGCCGCCACCCTGCGGACTGGCTATGTCCAGAACAGCGGCTCGACCTTCTCGGCCTACGAGTTCGGCGGCATCGCGTGGGAAGAATACCGTGGCGGCGGCACTGTTGGCATCGACCCTGACAAGGTTCACTTCGTGCCGCTGGGCGTCCCCGATCTGTTCAAGACGATCTATGCCCCGGCGGATTACATGGAAACCGTCAACCGGCCCGGCCAGCGCATGTATGCGAAACAGTGGGAAATGCCGAACGGCAAGGGCGTGAACATGGAGTTCCAGATGAACGCCCTTCATTTCTGCTCGCGCCCGCGCGTCCTGATGCGCGGTCGCCGCACCTGATAAAGCGACGGGCGGCAATAGGGCCGCCCGCGCTCAAACGCCCTGCCGGAGCTGCGCCATGCCTTCGCCTTTCGATGCCTTCAACGCCCGTCTTTCTGGGGCGATCCTGTCGGCATTTGGCGAGGAGTGTGCGCAGCTCCGGCCTCGGGTGCGCTCCGAATTTGCCGAAGGCGCTGATCCTGCGCGCCCGGCCCGGCCAATTCGCGGCGTATTCACAGAGGGCCACGATGACCCGGCAATCCGTGGCGCGGCTATGGGGGCAGAGTTTAGCGGTGTCTCTCGCCTATCCGTCCACATTGCCGAGTTCTGGGTTCCGGCGTCCGAGGTTTCTGCCGCGCCATATCAGATCAAAAAGGGCGACTGCATCGCCCTTCCCGCGCGCAAGGGTGCGCCGGTCTATGAGATTTCAGACATTCAGATCAGCGAGGCCGGGGGCCTCAACCTGATCCTCGTCCAAGGGCAGGAGTGACAAATGGGCCTGATCCGGTTTGCAATCCGGCAATGCGCCGCGCGCGCCATCCTCGGGCAAACGCTGGCCGAAGGACGGGTTTTCCAGTCCGTGATTGATCCGATTAGCTCCAAGATCACCAGCGAGCGCGCCCCGGTTGTTATCGTCAACACCGACGATCATGGGCAGGACGGGGAAGGCCGCGACATCACCGGCGGCGAAGTGAGCCTTGATCTTGTCTTTGAGGCAGCTATTGCAGCCAAGGTGCTGACAACCGGGCAGAACGACGACGGGGATATTGTGCAGGTGTCCATCCTTGAGGCAGATGCCGGGCTGGACCTTACGCTCGACATGATCGAGCATCAAATCACGCGCGCGCTTCTCGGCCCCGGAGAATGGGCAGACCTTTTCCGCCGCTTTGTTCCTGTCGTGCGCCGCCGCATATCGCGGCGCGGCGCAGATGCCGCAGGGACGCGCTGGGCGGCCCGCCAGATCGTGATAACGTGTGACACGCTTGGGGAGCCTGTTGGCAGCGAGATACCCACGGCAGGCGTCTGGGCGGACTTCCTCGCGGCAATGGATGCCGACGAGCATCTTGTTCATATCGCACCATTGATCCGGGCCACATTGGCTGGCGGCGCTGCTGATTGGCAGCGCAGCGCGGCTATGCTCGGCATCGGGCATGATGTGGCCGAGAGCTTGGGTTTCTCCCCGGCGGTCCTTGATGGCGATGGCTCCCCGGTCCTGATCGAGGAAGTCTCCCTGACAGAGGGGGCGGCGGAATGAGGGCGCTAGCCGAGGTTCTGGCCCGCGTTGCGGAGCTTGAGCGTAAGGTGGCAGGCGGCCAACGCAGCGGCTTTGTCCACGAGGTTGATCCGGGCGCTGGCACCGTGCGCCTTAAACTTGGAGACGGCCCAGACGGGCCGTTCCTGTCCCCGCCTATCCCCTATGCGCAGACCATGGGGGCGCTTAAGGCGCACATTCCGCCAGTGGTCGGGCAAAGCATGACGATGCTCGCGCCCGGCGGGGATTGGCGGCAGGCCGTCGCAATCAGCCTGTCAGCCAGTGACAGCAACCCGTCTCCCAGCGGGGCCGCAGATCAGAACGTCATCACATTTGGCTCGGTGACAATCACCCTGCAAGGCAGCGGCCTTGTGATCGAGGCGGGCGGATGCACAGTCACGATCAGCGGCGACGGCCTTTCCGTGGACGGCGGGATGGTCAGGCACAACGGCACCGACATCGGTGACACGCACACCCATAGCGGGATCACCCCCGGCCCGGCCAATACCGGCCCGCCGAATTGATTTTCAGGAGCATATCCATGCCGAAGTATCTGATCACGTCGCGCGCCGGTCGGCGCGTGGCGGGGCAACGCAACACGGGCGTCGGCACCGCCTTGGAGCTTTCCGAAGCTGCGGCAGTTGTAGCCTTGAAGGCTGGCGAGATTGTCCCCGTGGCATCCGAGGCAAAGCCGAAGAAAAAGCCTGCCAGCAGCAAGGGGGCTTGACCTATGGCGGAGCCTTCTGTCGGCCTGAATGCACATACCGGCGGGCGGATCGAGGGCTGGGATCACGTCCTGCAATCCGTGAATGACATTCTCACCACCTCCTTTGGGGTGCGGGTGATGCGCGAGTTTTATGGCTCGTTCTTCCCCGATCTTCTGGGGCGCGTGAACGTCAACCGGCAAGAGGCCCCGCTTGTGCTTTCGGCCATTGCGACCGGGATCATGCAGTGGGAGCCGCGCATCAACATTCAGTCTATCCGGGTGGAAGATGCGGCCCGCGACGGATCGCTGTCTATCATTGTCGAAGCCGAGTATCGGCCTCGCGCAACCTATGGCGACCTGACCGCAGTCGGCGGGATCAGGCGTCTGTCTATCGCCGTGATGGCGTCAGGGATTTTCAGGATCGGGGGCTAAGGCATGGCTGGCTACACGCAAATCAACCTGTCGAGCCTGCCTGCTCCCGCCGTGATTGAGGCGCTGGATTTTGAGACGATCCTGCGGGAAATGCGCGACGACCTTGTGGAGCGCCTGCCCGAAATCGAGGGTGTGATTGACCTTGAGAGCGAGCCTGCGCGAAAGCTGCTTGAGGTCTTTGCATACCGCGAGACTGTCCTTCGTGCCCGGATCAACGATGCGGCGCGCGCGGTGATGATGGCCTATGCCACCGGCACGGACCTTGACCACATCGGGGCGCTTTTCGCGGTGGAGCGAATGCTGATCACCCCGGCCAACCCAAGCGCGGTGCCGCCTATCCCGGCGGTTTATGAGACGGACAGCGAGTTCCGCCGCCGCATCCAGATCGCCCTTGAGGGGTTCAGCGTGGCCGGGCCTTCCGGGGCCTATGTGTTTCACGCGCTTTCGGCTGATCCGCAGGTCAAGGATGCCAGCGCCACAAGCCCGGAGCCGGGCGAGGTGCTGATCGCCGTTCTTGGCCGCACAGGGAGCGGGGTTGCCGGGCCAGCAACGCTCGCCGCCGTGGATGCCGCCTTGAACGACGAGGACGTGCGCCCGCTCTGCGATAGCGTGTTGGTGCAAAGCGCCAGCATCATCGAGTATCAGATCGAGGCAACGATCTATGTCGCGACCGGGCCTGATGCCTCGACTGTGATTGCGGCATCGCAAACAGCGGCGGAGGCTTATGCCAACGCCCAGCACATGCTGGGCCGCCCCATCACAATCTCCGGCATTCACGCAGCTCTGCACGGGCCGGGCGTGATCAACGTCGATCTGATCCAGCCAGCCGCGAACATCGAGGTTGACCCGACCGAGGCGGCGTATTGCACCGGGATCATCCTGACTGATGGGGGCGTCCCGTGACCGATGTTCTTGTGACCAATTGGGGGGACAGCGGCGTATGGGACGACAACGCCCGATGGGGCGAAACGGTCAAATCTCTCCTCCCATCGGCCAACGCAGGAAATGCAGAGCGAGCGATTGAGCAGGTCTCAATCCGCGCGGCTGATTTCCCCGATCTGATCCGTCAGCTCTGGTCGCCGGGGGCCTGCCCCATCGACATACTGCCGTGGCTCGCGTGGAGCTTTTCGGTCGATGAATGGGATGCAGGGTGGCCGGAGGATCGCAAGCGCGAGGTGACAAGCCAATCCGTATGGGTTCACCGGCACAAAGGCACCATAGGCGCAGTCAAGCGCGCGGTGGCTGCGGCTGGGTTTGGTGATGCGATTATCCAAGAGCGGAAAGGTGCGACCCTCCTCGACGGGTCGCGCGATTTGGATGGCTCGTGGTATCTGGCGCGGTCATGGCATTGGGCTGAGTATTCAGTCACGCTTATGCGCCCCATTACCAACGAACAGGCAGCGGTCGCCCGGCGGATTATTGAGGCGGCGGCCCCGCTTCGATGCCATCTGCGAGAGCTTAACTTTACCGAGGTGGCGCGAACCCTTGACGGGACGTGGCAGCTCGACGGGTCTTACAATATGGGGGTGGCCTGATATGGCGACACTGGCAGAAATCGCTGAATGGGTCGAAGGCATCTATCAGCTTGAAACGACTGACCCCGCGCTGGGCGGTGCGCCGAATGAGGCCACCGGGGCGGGGATCATCAACGTCCCGGCCCAGCAGCTCGCAAAGCGAACGCTTTTTCTTCGCACCGTTCTTGAGGAGGCGGGGATCGGGGCTGAGACCGGAACCATCGTCACGAACATGGACACCGTGGACGCATCCGGCTTCTATGCGGCTGCACCGGCGGCTATTGGCAGCCCGGACAGCGCGAGCAGCATTGCCTTCCTGCATGTCCCCGGCAGCGCCTCGACCGAGGCGTATCAGTTCGCGTTCCGCCTCGGCACGATCAATCGCGTGTGGTTGCGGCGGAAGAATGCGAGCGCATGGGGCAGCTGGGTCCAGCTGCTTACCAACGATGGCATTGGCACGATGGCCGCGCAAAACGCGGCTGCGGTGACTATCACGGGCGGCAGCATTACCGGCATCACGGACTTGGCTATCGCTGATGGCGGGACGGGTGCCAGCACTGCGGCGCAGGCCCGGATCAATCTGGGCCTCGGCTCTGGCGCTACGGTTGTGATGCAGACCAGCGCAGATGACGCGACGGCTGGGCGCGGGCTGCTCGTGGGGGCCTTTGGCCTTGGCGGAAACGCGATTTCGGTTTCTGACTTGGACGCTCTTTCAGTCAGCGGGCTTTACGAGTTTGCCGCCGCCGCCACCGGGTCGCCTGACGCCACTGCGGCCTTCGATGGCACCGTGATCCATATCGAGGGGGCGTTGCAGCGGACCCAGATCGCCAGCCTTGTGACAACTGACAATCAGGTGCTTTTTGTTCGGATTGACGACCGGCTTGGCGCTGGTTGGCAGAGCTGGTTCAAGCTGCTGACAGGGGCCGACACGATCCCCTTGAACCGGGGCGGCACCGGCGCGACTTCGGCGTCCGCAGCCCGCACAGCACTTGGCGCGGCTGCCTCAAGCACCGACATAATCGCCGGGAACGGCCTGACCGGGGGCGGCGATCTGTCGGCCAACCGCACGATCACGATGGGGACGCCTAGCGCGATCACAGCGACCAGCAGCAATACCGTGACGGCAACCAGCCACACCCACGCTCTCACGTCTGCCACGGTTCGGACCCTCCTTTCGGAAGCCTCTCTTGGGGCAGTCGGCACCTATGCTTTCCTTCGCCGGAACGCAAAGCACACGCCGATTTTGAAGGGCGAAATCATCGCTGGATCGGCGCTGCGCTATGCGGGCGTGATCGACAGCGACGGCGACTATCTCTCCCAGCTTGAGCTGTCGGACAACACCGCTCCTTCCGGCTCTTGGATGGCTATGGGCAGCGTGGGGAGCATCACCACGCAGTATTCCGCAACGGTTTTCTTGAGGGTAGCATGACGACCAATGAAACAGCCGCGCCTGCGGCAATCGGGGCTGAGGCCATGCCGGTTCCTGCTTGGCGCAACCCCGTTTTCACCGCATCTGGCCGGATCGACTGCGAAATCGAGCATCCACGATTGGGGTGGCTTCCTTTCCGCCTCGATCCTGATGATACCGGGGCTGATTTTGACGTGGCTGCTCTCCATGCCGAAATCGTGGCTGCTGGCGGCATCGCGCCTTACCAGCCGCCAAGCGCGGCGGAAATCCTCGCTCAAGAGCGGGCGACGATGCGGTGCAGCCGCTTTCAGGCGCGGGCGGCCCTGCACAATGCCGGGCTTTTGCAGGCCGTCGAGCAGGCGGTTGCGGCATCCGATCCGTTTGTGCAGATCGCTTGGCAGGACGCCACCGAGTTCCACCGCAACAGCCCGACCATTGCTGCCTTGCAGGCCGCGCTTGGCCTCTCGGGCGAGGATTTGGACGACCTGTTCCGGGCGGCTCGGCTGATCGTCGCATAAGGGCGGGGCCTTTCCCCCGATCAAGACAGGCCCGTGCGCAATAGTGCGCGCGGGCCTTTTTCGTTCACAGACAAGGAGGGCTTGCCCTATGACTTCCCCGACTTTCGGCGTGGAAATTCTCCGCGAGGACAATGAACCGCGCGCCGCCGTTGATGCCGATCTGAGCGTCATCGGCATCATCGGCACCGCTCCCGATGCCACCAGCATGTTCCCGATCAACACGCCCGTGTCGATCTACAGCAACGACACGGCGGCTCTTGAGGCGCTGGGCGCGGACGGAACGCTCACCCCTTCCATCCGCCTGATCAACGACCAGCTTGGCGATTTTCAGGCAGCGGCGCGCGTTGTCGTTGTCCGGGTTGCCGCTGGCGGCGACGACGATGAAACGATTTCCAACATCGTCGGCAACGGGACCAGCACCGGCCTCTCGGCCTTCCTGCGCGCTGGACCTGATCTGGGCGTAACCCCGCGCCTGATCTGCGCGCCGGGCTATACCCACCAGCGCGAGCCTTCCGAGGCCAACCCGGTCTGCGCCGCGCTTCCGGCTCTGCTGTCCAAGTTGCTCGCCCACGCGGTTGTGCTTGTCGATCCGACCAGCGAGGCGTCGGCTATCGACCAGCGCGAGACGATCAACAGCGAGCGGATCATCGCCATCGCTGCCCGCGTCAAGGTCAGTGACGGATTGACCACAACGACGCTGGACGCATCCCCGGCGGTCCTCGGCATCGCTGTGCGCCGCGACTTCGAGAAAGGCGGCCTGCCGTTCTGGTCGTGGGCCAACCAGCCCATTCAGGGCATCGTCGGCGTCGACCGCAATGTGGCCTTTTCGCTCACGGACGGCGCGACCGAGGGCCAGACCATGCTGGCCGCAAACATTGGCATCATCACGCGCGGGCAGATGGGCGTGGACAGCGCCCTTACCTCCTCGGGCTTCGTGTTTGTTGGCACTGACAATGCGGGCGGCGACGAGCTGTGGCGCTTCTACAACGTCACGCGCGGGCGGGATTATATCCACATCAAGACCATGGCCTCGGTCAAGACGTTCCTCGGGCGGTTCAATATCACCCGCCACACCATCGAGGCGATCTTGAACACGATCAAGTTGGAGCTGGATGGATTGCAGGCGCAGGGCGCAATCCTCGGCCACCGGGTCACGTTCCGCGAGGCTGACAACAGCCCCGAGGAGCTGCGCGCTGGCCGCATCACGGTTCTGTTTGAGGCCGAGGAAGCCCCGGTGCTGCGCCGCATCACGCTCAAGTCGGCGCGCTATCGCCCGGCCCTTGAGGCGCTTGTGGCCGATCTGGCTGCCGCCTGATCCCCGCCCATAGCGGGCCGCCTATCTGGCGGCCCGCCGTGAGAACCCATCAAACCATCAATTCGAGAGGAGGCCCCCATGGCGGGCAAATTCCTGATTGTCGAGGGCGTCAACCTTTTCTGCGGCGACCACGACCCTGAAAAATCCCTGCACCTGACCCTTGAGGAGGTCGCGCTGCCGACCTTGCAGGAAATGTATCAGGATCACCACCCCGGCGGCTCGCGTGTCGCCATTGAGGTCGCTGTCGGCATCGAAAAGCTGACCGCGAGCTTCAAAACGAAGGGGATTGACCCCGATCTTTATGCGCAGTTCGGCGGCAACAGCCGCCGGGAAAACACCTACACTGCGTATGGGGTTCTGCGCGACAAGCGGACGGGGAACCTGTCGCAGCTCAAGGCCATCTTGCGCGGTCGCCTTGGCCAGATCGAGCCGGACGCGATGAAGCGCGGCGAGCTTTCCGGCCACGGCTACGCCATCAACGAGGTGATGCACTACGAGCTGCACATCGGCGGGGCCGAGGTCATGTATTGGGACTTTTTCACGCAGGTCCTGCGCCAGAACGGCACGGACCAGACGGCAGAAGAACGTCGCCTGCTCGGCATCGCCTGAAATCTGGAAGGTGGGTAAATGACGGGGAAAACTTACAAGCTGGCTCACCCGATCTTGGTGAGCGGCGAGGAAACCAGCTCCATTGAGCTGCGCCGCCCTAAAGCGCGGAACATGAAGCTGCTGGCGGAAGTTCGTGCCATCGAAGCCAAGGCCGCTGATGGGGTGCTTTCCGAGGACGACGCGCTTGCCGCCAATATGAAGCTGGTTCGCGCAGCAACCGGCCTTTCCGAGGAGGTTCTCGGGGAGGTCGATCTTTTCGATGACTGGCCCGGCCTGCTTGAGGCGGTGAGCAATTTTTTGGAAAGCATAGCCCTGCAACAGC